GGCCAGGACGGCGTGCACGGCTATCAGGAATTGCCGCGCGTGCCCTACATCGAGGGCGACATCTCGACAGTTCCCGATCTCAATCTCGCGGACCTCGAAGGCCAGGTCAACGTCACGGTGGTCGCGCAGCTCGCCAATCAGAAACAATATTCGCTCGGCCAAGCAGCCTGCAAAGCCGATCTCGAAGCAAACACCCGTGACGGACAAGTGCGCGTCAGATGGGAAGGCGTCACTTGCGACGAGGGCACTTGGGGATAAACGACATGGCAGAACCAATCAGAGAAGGTTTCGTCGACGACAAGGCCGTCGTCGCGTTGCGTCCGGCCGAGCCGTTGCCGCCGCCCGAGCCGGTGCCGTCGGAGCCTGAAGACACATGGCCGATGGTAGTCAAGCTGAAGCACGGTGCGATCCGCGTCGACCAGCATCATCCCGAAATCACTGAGCTGAACTTGCGCCAACCGACAGCCGGTGACATCAACTATTGCGGGGCGCCGATCACGATGGGACCGAGCGGCGTCTTCGTCATCGAAGAGCGCAAGATGACCGCCATGATCGGCAGACTCTCGGGCATCCTCACGCCGGTCATCGATAAGATGGATTCGCGCGACTGGACGACGGTGGCCTATAGGCTCTTCCGTTTTTTTCTGCCGAGTGCGGCGGCTTAGCCGGCGACGAGGACAAGCCGGTCCTGGCCTGTTATCAGCTCGCCCGCTTCTATCACCAATCTCCAGATCATTTTCTGAGTCTGCCGCTTTCCGATCTGCGCAAGCATGTCGAGAGAACCAATCAAATTGTAGAGTTGGCGCGGCCGAAGGACGACGATGGCGACTGAAGCGGACGAACTCAGGTTGACGGTGACGCTGGTCGACAACGCGTCGGCGGGCCTGAAGTCGCTGCAGCAGCAGATGCAACAGATTGGCGGTGGCCAAGCCGCCGCTAACATGCAGAACTTCAGGCGTACGACCGAGGAAGCGCATCGCGCCTCCATTCCATTCTTCAAAGATTTGGACAAAGTCGCTCAGTCGATCATGCCCAGCTTCGCTCGCGGGCTTACGTCAGGGGCGCAATCTCTCATTGCTTTCGGAATAGGCGCCGGCACCGCGGGTGCCGCCGTCGCCGGCCTCGTCAAGGGCATCACTGATATTAAAAGTTACAGCGAGGCATTGCGCGATCTTGGCAACGAAGCGAAGGCGACCGGCATTGCGGCGGCACAGATTAGAGAAGCGCAAGAAGCGTTCAAGCGCGGCGGCGTCGCCGATGCGACGCGGGATATCGAAGGCGCCGCGAAGAGCATGGCCGATCTGACGCGAGCGCGCAGCGTCCTGCGCGAGGAGATGCTCAAGGGCATCATGGACGAGGGCCAGCGCGCGGCCATGGAGCGTTCGCTCGTCGGACTCTCTCGCGACGACTTCCCGACCTTCATCAACGATGTCAGGAAGCTGCAGGAGACGATCCGACAGAATACTTATGACCATTTGACCAAGCTCGGTGCGACCACGGAAGCGGCAGCCGCACGCGCGGCCGAAGCAGCTAAACGATTCGGCGAGGCGTTTCAAATTCCGGACTTGGAGAAGCTCAACGAGGACATCAGAAAGACCAGCGACGCGGAAAATGCAGCCTGGGAGGAGCGCATTCGAAACGGCAGGGATTTCGACACGCTGACGACGAGCATTCTGCAATCGGCCCAACACATCGTCGAGAATTTCGAGTCGATCGCCATCCCTGCGTTGCTGCCGTCGGTTCGAGAATTCGCGACATGGATGAAATCGACCGAGGAAAGCTCTAAAGATCAGTCGGGCTCCTGGGATGCTATCGCGAGGAACATCAAGGACTCCGTCGAGGAGGCCGAAAAATTCTGGAGCTTCTTGCAGAAGGCCGTCGATACGCTCAATGCGATCGTCGCCAAGGAAAAGGAACTGGCGGACACGCTGCGGGAGAAATATCTCCCACCGCCGAATGCTCCGGTCGCGCCGGCGCCGCCGCGGTGGATTTGGCCGCCCGGCCGCAAGCCGCCGGGCCTATCCGGCGATCTCGGTCTCGGCGATATTGGCAAGAATCTCGGGCCTCCCGGCGATGACGCTCCCGCTGGCCCCGCTGGCGCGGTGCCGCTTCTCAGCGGCGATCGCTGGTCGCGTCTGCCGATGTCGACCCACATCGAGGACCGGCGCTCGGCGGCGGCGCGCGGCGACACAGCGCCATTGACGCGGGCGACGCGCGATCTTGTCGTCGAGATGAAGCGATTGAACGATTACATACAGCTCGCCATGGCGCCGGAGGGCGCCTCGGCGTGGCATCAAGCGCAGATTCCCTTCGGCCTGCGCCACCCGGCCGACAGGGCGCAGGTCGAGCGCATCAATCGGGGTTTTGAAGCTGGCGGCGGCGCAACGCCTTATAGCCTGCTCGGCGGCGGCGAGGGCACCATGAGCATGGGCGGGCTCGCGCCCGGGCTCGGCGCTGGCCCGATGGGTGGCAACCTCGCCCGGCAGCTCGGCATCGGGGACATAGGCGCTCCGCCCGGCGCACCGGCCGGCGGATCGGCCGGCTCGGCGTGGCATGGCGCGCGGCACATATTCGGCGGCTCGAAGCTGGCCGCATTTGCGCCTCACGGGAGCGATGTTGGGGCGGGCGCGGGCGCGGGCGTCAGCGGGAGCGATGTTGGGGCTGGCGCTGGCGCTGGCGCCGGCGAGAGCGAACCGGGCACGTCTGGCGGCACAGGCGGCGGCCTTGCTGCGCAGCGAGCCGCGCTGATGAAAGAGGTCGACCCGGCAACCAAGCACCTGCTGCTGCAAATGATGCATACCGAGGGCGGCGGTACCGCAACCGTCGAAGCGCTGTTCAATCGCACCGCTATGATCCGGCAGAAAATCCCGGGCTACAGCATCAAGAACGAACTGAATAGCGGATTCTATGGCCCAATCAGACATGGCGTGGCGCAACGCGTCGCTATCGGCGCCGCGGAGGAAGCGAAGTCCAACCGGACCCTCGCCCAGGTTCTCGGCGGCAGCGATATCATTCAAGGGCGCACCGATCAGGGCATGATCGGCGATCCCAATTGGCAAGGTCCTGGCCGCGTCAAAGCGCCGGGCTCGACCGACATCTACAACTATTGGAAAGGCAGCCGCCGCGGCGTCCCGTTCACGTATGCGGACGCCCAGCGCTTCGCCGAGCGCCAAGAGGCGGGGCGCTACAATCTGAGCGGCTCAGCGGCGAATGTGGCGTCGCAAAAGGTCGAGGGTACCGGCAAGATCACGGTCGACGTCAACGCGCCGAAGGGCACCAAGGTCGGCGCGCAGGGCGGCGGTCTCTTCAAGAGCGTGCAGGTCAATCGTCAAACTCAGATGGAAAAAGCGGCAACCTCGCTCGGCGAAGAATGACGATCATCGCGATCAACAAGATCAGCGTCCCCTGGCGCGACGCACTGCTGCCGGCCTCGTTTCGCGGCGCGTTGTTTCACGTCGAGGCGGGCGCCAAGGACGGCGGCAGACGCATTGTCGTTCATGAATTTCCAAAAAAGGAAACGCCCTATAGCGAGGACATGGGGCGGCGTACGCTCACCTTCTCTGTGCGCGCCTATCTTTTGACCTTTCCGGTCGAGACGGGAATTGCGCTCTATAGTCGCGACTATCGCATTGCCCGCGATCAACTGATCGATGCGCTTGATAGCGCCGAGGGCCCCGGCGTCCTGCAACTGCCGACGATCGCTCCGATCATGGTCGTCTGCCCGCAGTATCGATGGACCGAAGAGGAAAAGCTCGGCGGCTATTGCGTCTTCGATATGACCTTTGTCGAATTCGGCAGCCCGCCGTCGGCGCCGCAGCTCGGGACCCGCGACAATTTGCTCACCGCGTCGCAGACAGCGAAGGCGCGCATCCAACAAGTCATGACCGGGCTGGAAGCGCAACTCAACGCGACGGCGGCGATAATACCGCCCGTGCCTCAGTAAGCCGATGCAAAAGCTCGACGCACAGGAAGCTGCACCTATCATGCAGCGTAGCATTTCTGCGCTGCTCGCAATTGTGCCGACGTTAGGTCGCCAAGGCGCCGACTTCAGGACGGCATGCGGCTATTTGATTGCGAACGCCGAGCTGTTGATCCAGACCGACGCGGCTGGGCCGCCGCTGCAGAACTGCTTCGACCTCGCGTGGCAAGCGGGGGCAACGCAGCCGCAGCTCGCTACGGTGCTCAATCAGGTGGCGAGCGAAACGCCGATCAGCGTCGGCGCCAATATGATCACCGCCTCGATTATCCAGATGTGTCTGGCAACTGAAGCCAGCATTATCGCCAACATGGTTTTCGTCAGCCGGCAAGATGTCGATGCGCTCAGGGACCAAATAAACATCGTCTTCTCCAACATTGAGGAATATCTCGCCGACGCGATGGACCAGATGAGCTATCGCGCCATGGTCGAGCTGCATGCCGCGGTCGTCTATCATCTGGTTCAAACTGCGCGTCCGCTGCCGCGCATAGTGCCATTCATCTTCGGGCAGCCGTTGCCGACTCTGATTCAGGCGCAGCGTCTCTATGCTGATGCCAGTCGCGCCGATGAGCTGCGGGACGAGAACAAGGTCGTGCATCCCGCATTCGCGCTCCCGAGCGGCGTGGCGCTCTCGGCCTAGATCATGACGGACACGCTAGCAAACCTGCCGCAGGATTACGCGGCGCTCAATGCGCGCGAGACTGCGGTCATCCGCGTCAACGGCGTCGATTTGTACTTTTGGGAAACAGTGTGGGTACAACATCGCTGGGCCGAGGCCTATCCGCTCTTTCGCTTTACCTGCGCCGAAGACATTCCAGTTGCGGGCAGCGCTTTTCCGGGGGCCGCTTTAAGCGCTCAATTTGGCCAGAACTTGCCGCCGATGCCGACGACGCAATTCAAGCCCGGCGACGAGTGCGCGATCTATCTTGGCGGCCAATTGGCGGTCACCGGCATGATCCTGATTCGGCACACCGCCTATGCTGCCGAGAACCACGAGGTGATGCTGCAGGGCGTCGGCATGACGTGGCTGGCCTCGCGCGCGAGCCACATCGATAAGGACGGCAATTTCGACAATATGACCTACATGGCCATCGTCGCTCGTGTCTTGGCACCGTTCGGCATCACGGCGCTTCCCGTCGGCACGCCCAACGACACGAAGTTTGAGAAGGCGCAAATCAATCCGGGCGAGACGATCTGGGATTTCTTCGAACGACTCGGCCGCGATGTCGGCGCCATCGTCGGCAGCAATGAGTACGGTCAGTTTCTCATCATATGGGATCACAACGGGCTGATCACGGCCCAACTCACTGAAGGCGTCAACATCCTGCGTTGCGAAGCGATCATCTCGATCGAGAACTGGTTCAACGAATATCTCGTGCGCGGCCAGCAGCCAGCGAGCGATGATACCAACGGCACCGCCGCCTCTGAGCAGGAAGCGATCGCGCCCGGCCGACTGTCGAGATACAGCCCGCTGCTGACGCCCTCCGAGCAGCCGGTTGGCGATCCCATGCTTCAACTGCGCGCCGAGAATGAGGCGAAGTGGCACGAAGGGACGATCGTGCAGGTGCCCGCCACGGTGCAGGGATGGTTCCGACCCGATGGCACTTCGCTGTGGATGGCTGGCGACGATGTCCAGTTTTACTCGCCGAGCGCGATGATCACGCAAACACTGAAAATCCGCACCGCGACATTCAC